ATAACAGTTAACACAGCATTAGGACAAGTAGTACTTACCAAACCTTATGAAGCTACTACAGTTTATAACTTTGAAACTGCACCAACTCCTTCGGTTATATTAGATCTAAGCATAGACATGATAGATAATATGTTAATTGTTAATCCGCCACAAAGAGAAGAATCAGAATCAGATGAAGGTAACACAGTAGCAGATAACATACTTGATGTAGACTTGTTAGACTTTAACGAGCTTGACACAGACGAACTAAAAGATAACGAACTAGAATATACAGAGCTAGACATAGATTATCTGGCAGGTAATTTTCTTGAAGACTTACTTGATGTGATACAAGATGTTGACGAGCTTGACAAAGCTGAGAAAGCTTTATCGGCTGATGGTGTGAAAGGAACTAACGTAGGATATGATAGTGACACACAGATAAGTACCTTCATAACTGACACGCATTTAAAATTTTTGCGTCAGATAGAAGATACATTAGAAATGAAAGTAGATAAAGCAGGATCATACAATATAAGAATAGAACAAGAAGGTAAAGTAAATCAGATTACTACCAATGGTGGAAGCAGTTCTACAATTACAATAAGACAGGGAAGTTAAAACTATTTATTTTGTAATGCTTGTAGCTCACCCTGTAAGTGATCGTGCAGATTGAAAAGTTTATCTTTGCTTTTCTTTATTACATTACGGATTATCCAAGCCTCGTCAACATGAAACAAGCTATCAATATGTTTCTCAGGGAGCATTGAAAGTTCAGTTATTAATTCATTGTCTCTGTTGAGGAGGACTTTAAAACTTATTAAGTTTGCTTCAGTTTTCTTAGGCATTAAAGTATCTCACATGTACCTGCACTGCACGCAAGCTCTTTAGTATTTTCAGTATTGTCCTCTGTTTCATACTCAGTAATCTTAGACCAGTCAACAACGTCTGTTGTTTTCTTTAGCCATTTCCTATACTCATTATAAGTTATCTCTTGATAAGGAGCTTGTTTGTATGAGTGATCTGAGTATGGAAGGAAAGAGATACCCGATATATCATCAAAGTTTTTATATACCCAAGCACCTACATCTAACCATTCATCTTCTTTAACTGAGATAGTTACAGAGGGTTTGTGTTCACACCATTTATCTTGATAATCTTTCCAGACTTCTAAGTGTTCAGTAGCTGACAAATCTTTTCTAGTCAACGCACCTTTAGGACTCTTCATTGGAAAGTAAAATACCAAAGTATGTTCTGGTTTAGTAAGATCATCTTCATGGTATACTCCTGCATCAACCATCATCCTAGCTAAAGGATCTTTCTTATCTGCTCTTACTGTACGAAGGTAGTATGGGCTATGTCTAGTGTGGATACCAGAAGCACTATCGACCAGTTGACTAACTGTTCCACTAGGCTTCACACAGGTTATCGCTGCGGATTGGGGTATGCCTAGTTTCTTAGCCCATACTTTATTCATATCAATAGATATATTTTTTAATTTATCTAAATCTATTTTACCGTTTATCATATCTTTATTATCCATAATCCCTGTAAGAGATACACCAAGTAAAGATTCTTCTTCTGTATTATGTTTCCATTTGCTAGTTAAGTATCTAAAGTTTGTAAGTGTAGCTTGGAACGTACCAAGAATTGTAGCAGCTTTTACTTTAGCTATTAAAGTATCTTCATTATCATCAGGTCTTACAACAACCTCAGTTAAATTACAAAATTGTTTGTTGCGTAGGATGATTTCACTACATGGATTACATCCAAAGTCTTTGTAATCTTCTCTTCTTCCGTTTTTAGATGCTTGTTTCTCTGCAGCTTGACGATTAAAAATACCACGCTCACCACTTTTAGATTCATAAAGAGATAGCCATTCGCGCATAAAGGCACCCGGCTCTGCAACATCTGTATAAGCTACAGAGTTATTAGACAACGCTCTCTGCTGATTGTCTTCCCACCAAGCACCTGACTTAGCATTACGCATACGGTTGTCTGAGAGGTTGCTGAGAGAGATTAAAGCACTTCGCCTTACTCCCCCTACGACTACCACTTCTGCGACCTTACACATCAAATCATGGCAGTCTATGGACACTAATTTACGCTGTCCTTTTGTAATAGCATCACGGAATATGTTAATAGTAAAATCAAATAATTCTTCAAGCGGAGCAGGCCCACTTGCTCTACCTCCGAATGTTTTTAGTCTAGCACCATAAGGTCTGATGTTAGATACATCCCATGTAGGTACTTGTCCTGCATAGAGTAAAGACAATAATTCTTTATAAGACTTTGCCCATCCAATTTTAGAATCAGCTACTTTAATAACTGTATCTGTTGGAAACAAATCTTCTGGAAGATCTGGTAGCTCATTTATATACTGACGCTCTACACTAAAACCTACACCTGTGCCACACATAAGTATGTATAGTGTTTCATCAAATGCTCTAACATTATCTACAGCTACATAGCTACAGTTAAACCCTGCAACATTATCTTTTTGTAAAGCTAGTCCTGCTGACATTAAAGCTCTCATGCTTGGCATAATGTTTAGATACAGTACAGCTTTTTCTAAGTACTTCCTAGTTTCATCGAACTGTTGTTTACTTAAGTTATGGTTTTCTTTAAGATGTGTTTCAAAGAAATCAAAGTATCTTGATACTGTTTCGTTCCAAGTTTCTCTTCGTTGATTATCTTCGTTCCATCTAGCGTACCTGCTTAGATGTATAAATTGTTGGTAGTTTGTAGGTAGTTCTGTATTCATAGTGCAAAAGCCTCTGCAAGTTGTGTTGTTATTAATAAGAATGTAGATGCAGATAATGTTAAAAATATAACAGGTATAAGAGCATCCCGAAGTTCTACTTCTACTTCTAATGTTCCGTTTGTACCACTAGCTATGATTTGTAACATAAGATAAACAAAACATATTAAACTTTGTGTTAGTGCAAGTCCTGCAAGTATTACTGCGGATCGTATATCTGCAGTCCATATAAAGTAAGATGCTGTAACCATACCAAAAAAAGGTATCATGTATAATAATCTTCCTATCATTTGTACCACCCTTTCCTTGTTCCGTCTTCGTTTCTTGGAAACATTTCTCTTTTAACAGATAAGTATTCCTCTGAGGCTTCGTCTTCTGTTGAGTTTGTTTTATTCTCTACCCATAAATGTATAGCTATTATAGCGTAGTGTATAATTTTTAATAAGTCTCCTTGATTCCTATACTCTCCAGTAACAGGATCAGGCTTCTTACCATAACGCATAGCATACTTTATAATATTACCCATGCAAAAACCATCGCCATGTCCTGCATCAATAATCATATCTGTTGCTTGATATTTTCCACTAGCATAATGTTTTTCATATGTTTTATCTACATATCTTTTTATTTGTTCTATTGTATTTTCTTCGTTGAATTTATAATCAACCATTATTTAAACTCCTCTGGTAAAGTTTCTTCTGTGTACCACTTAAAATTATTCGCTTCTGCCCATTCAGCGTGCGTTCTTTTTGTTCCATCTTTTCTTTTCTTAGCTCCTGGCATTGGAGAATATGGTTTCTGAAATAGAAACACAAGCTCCATTGTATCAGGTAGAGACTTCCTAATCCAGATATATTTACTATACTCTGCATGATCCCAAAACCTACCCTTTGCTTCAATAAGTACTTTATCTTTTATAAAGTCTGGTTCGTAGTTGTGCTGTACAACGTAAGGTATTTTATCTGTATGGTGATCCCAAGATTTAAGAACACCTTGATGTAATAAATATTCCCACTTACTATCATACCCTTTAGGTACGTTCTTTTCTCTTGGTCTTACTTTTCTTGGAAATCTTTTAGGCATTTAAGTCCTTTAAATTAAAGTTAGGGTTTCTTTTTATTTTCTTTTCAAACCATTTTAAAGTAAACGCACTTAATCTAAACTGTCCGTTAGCATAAAAATGAGACTGATCTGGTAAAAACAAATGAATATTATGTTTGTTAATTTTTTTAGGTTCTTCTCCTTCTGGAGTCATAGTTCTTAACCAATCAATAAACATTTGTTTAGCTTGCTTTCTTATTTTTTTAGATCTTCTTGCACTCATAGTACACCTGTAACTGGATCATAGTTTTTAGAAAGTTTCCAATAATCAAAGATACTATTAAACATTCCTAAATGTTTTTTATGTGTTTTCTTATCCCAAACATGACAACATATAATACTAGTATCTTCTCTATCTATAAAAATAGAAACTCTTTCTGGTTTTTTAAACTTACATCCTTGTGCATAAGCAGACAACTGCATTCCATATTCATCGAACACTAACTTAGAAGATGTTTTTCCTTCTAAATTATCTTTCGTTTTAAAGTCTACAAAGATTCCTGATTTAGAATAAAGATCTATCTTACCTCCGTATCCTTCTTTAGCACAGAAAGATCCTTCTGCTATCCAGTCTTCATCGGGATAGTTTTCATCTAACCATTTTCTTACTACTAAATAAGAATCAGTTTTTATATTTTCTGTAAATCCTTTTTCAATGTCAGCGTGAATAGCTGTTCCTCTTTTAGCTGCATCCACTCCTATTTTTTTAGAATCTATTTTACATCTTACTAGAAAAGCATTGTCTGTTTCTCCTTCAAACTTACTTAAAGATATTGCAGACTTTAATGCTTGATCTATTTTCCAGTTCTCAAGAAAAGGTTTTGCAATTAAACCCATGACTGTTGTAACGGAGGGAACATATCCTTCTTTCTTTGCATCCCTTAAGGTTGTTTTTCTTTCTTTTCCATTAGCACCTATGATAGTGTACTTAGGTTCTCCATCTTTAGCATACCAATGTCCTGATTCTTTTTTATAAGTATTTTTCATTTTATTTCTGATGCTCCACGAATCTTAGTTGTCTGTTTTCTGGATCAAAGCCTAGTATTTTTACACCAAGCTTCACTTGTTTTTTAGTTCTTGAATGTGCTGTAGAAGATGAGAGTTTACTTCCTGTTGTCTGCGGTTTAAAAGTTTTAACATCTATAAAAGTTACCTCTCCTTTTTTATTCATAGCTATCATGTCTATAGGGCCTGTACATCCTGAGTTTTGGAATACTTCGTAACCATTATCCCACAACCAAGTGACTGCATAGTACTCCGCAAAGTCTCCTTTTCTTTTGTTGTTTAATTCCTTCTTAGTGTGTTTCACTCCAGTTACCTCCTGATTGATATTCGCCATCTAAAGGACAATTCATATTAAAATGTTGTCCTGCCTCTATAATTGAACGAACACCCATTGCACCAATTAGTTCTGCTTTATCTTCAGGAACTTCCATTTGCCACTCATCATGTATATTAGCAACAAACTTATATGTAAGTCCAGATTCTTTAAGATGTTTATCAAAAAGAACAAGAGCTTTTTTCATAACGATAGCTCCTGCTCCTTGCAACAAAGTATTTAAAGAAGCATGTTGGTTTCGTATAAATATCTTACGACCATCTAGCCCTTTGAGATATCCTTTTGTTGACGCTCTCGTAACTCTATCTCTAAGAGATTTGAATGATGGTTGATTATCAAAGAAATATTGTCTAGATCTTTTACCATCTGTTTTAGTTCCTCCAACCACGCTTCCAAGCTTTGCATCTCCTGCTCCGTACATGAGGGCATAGATGAATGTCTTCGCCTGATCTCTTGATTTAAGTCTAGCAAGTTTTTGATTAGAGGTGTGTATATCTCCGTTAATAATTTCATTAGTATATTCCTTATCTTTCATATAGTGTGCAAGCATTCTAAGTTCTAGTCCAGAAGCATCTATTCCTAGTAAAACATTACCAGTATTGACAGTCCAACATTCTCTACAGTCTTTTCCATAAGGCTTACGAGTGCTTGGTATCTGCCCGGTGTTGGGATTATAATGTGTCATGCGACCTGTAATAGCTCCGTTAGTTATAACGTTACCATGTATTCTTCCGTTATCTTTTACTGAGTCAATCCAAGATTGCACCTG